GCGTTATCCGGCAACGCCACCGCATGCACAGCGCACACGTCCCGCGTTTCGTTTTCACCCGGCAAGTGATTCACCGCAATCGTGATCCGGTGCGTGGCAAGGGAATTGCAGTACGCGCAAAACCGGGGCCGCTTGCCCCATTGCGGCGTCATGTCTTTGGCCATTCCGACGATGCGCGGATACTGCGCGGCCTTGCGCTTTTGTCCTGTTGTCATGATGACTCCAATTATTTGATCGTCAGCCTGTCATGCCGCACGATTCGCGCGCCTGCAATTGGTGCGCCAGCCAGAATCGCTTTCTTGATCTTCGTTTTTGATGGCGTGGGCGGTTTCGGGTCGTTGCACAGTTCAGCCGGGAATGTCGCGCCTTCGTCAAACTCAACCGACTCGTCACGCTCAAGTTGCAGCGTGGCGGACAGAATGCCGTCATCGCTTTCGATGTGCGTGATACCCGTTGCACGCATTGCACCGAGCAAGTTAGCGCGCAGCCGGTTGCGGTTATCGTCCATCCGCTTGATGCGTGATTCATATTCCGACGCGACCGCGCGCAGCGCTGCAAGCTGATGACCTAGCGTTTTGTCAACTGCGACCGTAGCGACTGCGCGTTCGTGGAAGCTGCATTCAATCGCGTTCAGCTTTTCAATGTCCAGTTCGCCGGTTTCTTCGTCAACGCAAAGGGCGATCTTTTGCTGCACATCTTGCGCAGCTTTGTAAAGTGATGGCGTGGTCATGATGATCAAAAAGGTAGATCGTTGTCAATGTCATCAAACCCACTGGATGCGGCTGGCGCTGCTGGCTGGCGTCGCGGCTCTTGCTGACGCGGTGCCGGTGATTCCTGGCGCTCACCGCCGCCCGCAAGTTCAATGTCCACAACACGCGCGGCCATCTTCGTTCCGTCGGTTCCGTCAGCTTTCCGGAACGTCTGGATATGCACGTCACAGAGCGACACAGACACCAGCCCGCCTTTGAGTAGATACGGTGCCAGCGATTCCGCGCGCTTGCCCCACAGTGCTGCGTCAACCCATTGCGTAGGACGGCGACCGTCCTGACCTTTTTTGCCGTAGGTGAATGCAAGCGACAGACTTGCCACCGATTCACCGCTTGCCGTGCTGCGCAGCTCCACCTCGCGCCCGATGCGGGCCAATCCAAATGCGTTCATGCTTGTTCCAGTTCTTTCTTGCGTTTGTTCGTAGCCGTTTTGATGGCCGAATGGTGTTCCGATGGCAACATTTCCATTGCCGCCGCGTAGTTCGCCTTCAGGATTTCCAGCGATTCCGCTGCCTGAATCCCGCCCATGATGGACAAGATGGTTGATCGTGGCGTCGGTTCGGCTTCAGGCAGATCCTCGCCAGCGTAGATGTACAGCCCGAGCCCGTGGCAAGCGATGGCTTTGACCAAGCATCGCATCATGTTCTTGTTGACAATGAATGCATCCGGGTTTTTGACCGCCGCGTTTCGATGGTCCATCACCGGAAGATGCATCGTGATTGCCTTGCCAAACGCCGTCACGGTGCATGACACCATCATTGTTTCGCCAAACATCACCGGCGGATTAAACGACCAGTTCGCCAGCGGATCCGCGCGCATCAGTTGATCGACTGCCCATGCCCACGACAGATAGGACAGGTTTTGCTTTTTCTCGATGTGCTGGCCTACGTCGATTGACGCCAGCCTTGCAAAGTTGTTTTCAGTGGTCATGATGATCAAAAAGGTAGATCGCGAAATGCGCAGCCAAAAGCAATGCGAGCCGCGTAGAGCCGTGGATTGTGATGCGAATACAGCCGGTAAATGGCGATAAAGTCTTTGATCTTGTTCATGCTTTCCCCGCAAAAATCAAGATTGAAAACACGCCACTGATGGCAACCGAAAGCGCCAGCGCAACCAGCGCAAAATCAGCGATCACATCCCACACGTCACGTGCGCTTTCTTCGCGTGGTTCTCCGCCGCAACAGACGCATGCGCGGCCCTGATTGCACTTTCCGTTGCACATCACAGCATCACCTCGATAAACGCCCATGCAGCCGCCGCCCAGCAGCAAGCGTGCATAACGATCACGTCAGCCCGGTCAAATGTTGTTTTCATGATTGATCCTTTCGGCAGTCAGCCGGTTGATTTCGAGAACGATGTAAGGGATGTCTGGATGCGAAGGCTGGCGATTGCACAGTGATTGCAGCGCCAGTTCGTAGTAGAGGATGCACGCCTCGCGCCACAGTGGCCGAAGCGACCTTGCAAGCCACATCACAGCGGCCCGCCTTGCGCGTCCTGTCGCTGCATTTGCAGCCGGAACGCGGCGTCGTTGTTGCGTTGTTCGTAGCCGTTTGCCAGCTTGTCACGGTGCATCTCAGCGTCAACTTCGACGCGATGCAGCTCGGACAATGGAGGCGCGTAAGGGCGCAGGATTTGCGCGAAGAGCGGGTGCATGTTTGTCATGATGACTCCTATCAAATAGATTGACCCCTGCCCTTCCATCAAGCAGGATTTGCCTTAACTTCCAAACAGGAGACTTACGCGGGTGCTAATGCCGCGCGGCAGGGGTCAAACATCAGAGCACTGTCAACAATGCGCTGGTGTTTCGAGTCAATTTCTTTTCTTGGGCGACTCTCCCTCAGACTTGGTTTGCGCCCGGTCAGGCTCCACCCCCGGCTCCACAGGGCGCGGCATCCCTGTTTCTCAGCTTGATGCCGTCTTACTTTTTCGCGGCATGAATGGATTGTAAACACAATTACGAAGCCGCGCAACATCTCCACAAAATTATTTGTAAATTTATTTGCACTGCCGCGAACCGTTTCGCGTGTTTTCGTTGCTCTGCGCATGGAAAACGGTTTACAATCGACTCATGAACAAACAACATGCAATCGAAGCACTGGGGGGAACCCCAGTGAAAGCGGCCCGCGCTATGGGCTACAAGAGTGTCCACGCCATCTATATGTGGCCGGACGTATTGCCACAGTCCGTGGCTGACCGTGTAACTGGTGCGCTTGCACGACTTGGCAAGCCCAAGCGTAAAGCCGTGCCAATGATCAAAGGAGCATCGAAATGAGGATGAGCGAAATGATTGAGTCTGACTACGCATACGGCGTAGCGCAATGGGCGCGCGAACTTGCCCAGCGCAATCTGACGCCGGGTGACGAACAAGCGGCGGCAGTCGCTATCGTTGTCAAGGCGTTGGAGCTGCTGACGCCAGGAATGAGCGCGGCAAACCGTGCGGCATTGGTCGGGGGTGCATGATGGACTATGACTGCTTCATCGAATCTAAAAGCATCAAAAACCATCAAGTCGGCTTTGATCCTTTGAGCATATCTGCGCATCTTTTCGACTTCCAGCGGGAGATCGTTGCATGGGCTGTGAAAAAAGGACGCGCTGCGATCTTTGCTGATACCGGCCTTGGCAAGACTGCGATGCAGACTGAATGGGCGCGGCAAGTGGCTGCGCATTCCGGCGGCAAGGTATTGATCGTTGCGCCGCTTTGTGTCGCGCATCAAACTGTTCGCGAAGCCGCACGCTTTGGGATTGATGCGCAGTATTGCCGCGCGCAATCTGATGTTACTGGTGACATCATCATCACGAATTACGAAATGATCGAGCGGTTCGACGTTTCTTCGTTTTCTGGCGTCGTGCTTGATGAATCATCCATCCTGAAAAGCTACATGGGAAAAACGAAGCGCGCACTGATTGAGTCGTGCCAAGGCGTCAAGTACCGCCTTGCGTGTACCGCAACGCCATCCCCGAATGATTACCTTGAACTTGGCAATCATGCCGAATTCCTGGGCGTCATGCCGTCAAACGAAATGATCATGCGCTACTTCCAAAATGACACGATGGAAGCCGGTGCGTATGTCCTGAAACCGCACGCTGAAGGTAAGTTCTGGGAATGGTGCGCGTCGTGGTCCGTCTACATTTCAAACCCGTCAGATATGGGTTTTGATGGCGCGGCATACATCCTGCCTGCGCTTAATCAAAAGTTCGTCGAAGTCAGCACTGACGGGCTTGATGCGGCTGAAGGCGAGTTGTTCCGATCCGTCATCATCAATGCGACCTCCATTCACAAAGAGGGCCGTTTGACTGCTGACCGCCGGGCCGCAGAAGTTGCAAAGCTGGCAAACAACAGCAACGAACCGTGGTTAATCTGGTGCAACGCGAACTATGAAGCCGATGCGCTGAAAGGGCTTATCCCGGATGCAGTTGATCTTCGCGGGTCCGATTCAATCGAAAAAAAAGAGGCAGCGTTGAATGGATTCATTGACGGCTCAATCCGCGTGCTGATCACGAAGCCGTCTATCGCTGGAATGGGCCTCAATCTTCAGCACTGCCGAAACATGGCGTTTGTTGGATTGTCCTACAGTTACGAAGACTACTACCAAGCGATCCGGCGCTGCTACCGATTCGGTCAAAAGCGCGAAGTGAACTGCTTCGTCATGGCCGCAGATTCCGAGCGATCTGTGCTTGAAATCATCAAAGAAAAAGAAACGAAGCACAACGAGATGAAGTTGCGCATGGTCAAGGCTATCAGTGTATTTTCAAACAAGGAACGCGAGATGAACGATACCCCTTATTTCGGGAAAGAATCAGGCGATGGATGGGACTTGCATCATGGCGATTGCGTACACGTTGCGCGCATGATCGAATCTGATTCCATCGGGTTTAGCGTCTACAGCCCGCCGTTTTCAAACCTCTACATCTACTCTGACTCTGAGTACGACATGGGCAACAGCGTGGACGATGGACAGTTCATGAAGCATTACAGCTACTTGGCCGAAGAGTTGCACCGCATCACGAAGCCTGGACGATTGACGGCGATCCATTGCAAAGACCTGCCGATGTACAAAGGCCGCGACGGTGCTGCAGGCCTGCGCGACTTCCCCGGAGAGATCATCAAGATGTATGAGTCGAAGGGATGGCAGTATCACAGCCGCGTGACGATCTGGAAAGACCCTGTGATTGAAATGCAGCGCACAAAGAATCACGGACTGCTGTACAAACAGCTTTGCAAGGATTCAGCCGCATCGCGTCAGGGTATGGCTGACTACATGATCGTGATGCGCAAGTGGGCGGACGAAGAGCAATGGGACCCGGTGACGCGAGGTGGAGAGCGATTCCATGATTACGTCGGCTCAAGCATGTGCGCGCCTGGTACGAAAGACTGGGGCCGCGCTCGTTCTGAAGAAGAAAAAGAGCGCCTTTATTCAATCTCAGTATGGCAGCGGTACGCATCGCCCGTGTGGTTTGACATTGACCAGACTGACGTTTTGAACTACCGACTAGCAAAAGAGAAGGACGAAGAGCGCCACATTTGCCCGCTGCAACTTGGCGTTATCCAGCGATCAATCGAATTGTGGTCAAACCCCGGCGATCTTGTTTTCTCGCCATTTACAGGGATTGGTTCAGAAGGCGTTGTCGCACTGGAAAATGGCCGTAAGTTCGTAGGCTCTGAGTTGAAGAAAAGCTACTTTGACATTGCCGCGAGGAATCTCGCGTCGGTCAATGCGAACAAAACTGAAGATCTGTTTGCCGAAGCCTGACCAATGGCCATCACCAAATACGCGCAGCACGTCGGCAAGCGGTTACGCCGTGAAAACGTCATGTCGCGTGATGAATGGTTGCTTCGCGCTGGCGAGTTCGTCCAGCGCGGGCAGGACCTACCGCAAGCAAAGCTGCTGGACTGCGACGTAATCGACATTCGTTCATGCAAGCGCCAGCGCGATGCATTGTTAAAACACATCAAAGACAACCTGAGCAACGAAGCACTGTGCAAGCGGTACGGCATACATCCGCGTACGCTTGAAAAGGTGCTTTCCCGTCAATCTTGGATACATCTACCATGAAAACGAAAGATCGAAAACTTTTGGAATTTGCTGCGGCAGCTGCTGGTTTGACGGTGGGGATAGGTGGCGCATTCTGGACGGATGAAGGCGGGGTGTTTGACCCGCTCTCAGACGACGGAGACGCGCTTCGACTGGCTGTGAAACTAAACGATTTTGAGCCGTACAGCAGCAATGGTGGATTCCGGCTTTCACCAAGCTTATCCATTGACGACACCCGCCGCGCCATCGTCCGCGCAGCCGCTGAAATCGGAAAGAACATGAAATGAAATCACCATTCGACTACTCTGGCCCATCGAAAATCATCGCCAATGACCCGAGCATGTGGGCAACCCGTACCGCAACCGTAAAGCGTGGCGGCCCCGAATCCGTCACCGGCATATCCAAATCCAATGACGAACGCATTGCAAAGCAAAAAGCCGCAATCTTGCGCGATAACCGCGCCAGCCATTTCAGCATCCACGTTGTTGGTCAAGCTGAAGGCCAGGAACACCGCGACCGGATGGCAGCCATCGAAGGACGGCGCAACGACCGCCGATCCTCTTGATGGCGTGACACTGTGCTTTTTTGACGTGTCAGGCGTGGCGGATGCGCAGAATCTGATGTAAAGTAACAGGCGGTGGTTTTGATCTTGCATGGACAAGATGCTTACAGATCAAAGCCACCTCATGGCCTACCGCCGTAATTGTCATCTTGTCCATGGCAGTTACGGCGGTTTTTTTTGGCAGATATGAACTACAAACAACACCCATTGAGCAGCGCTTTCCCGGCGATGCAGGCCGAAGAGTTCCAATCTTTGCGAGACAGCATCGAAGCAATAGGGGTACAAAACCCAATCACCTTGCTTGATGGCATGGTGATTGACGGATGGCACAGATACAGCGCGGCCAACGATCTCGGGATGGATTGCCCCTCCGTAGAGCTTGGAGACGTTGATCCGCGCGATTTCGTTCTGGCGCAAAACAAGACCCGCAGGCACATTACATCCGCCCAGCTTGCTATGGCTGCTGTGTCGGTGTACAAGTGGAAACCAGCAGGGCGACCACCCGAAAACAATTCGGCACCGGGTGCCGAATTACATCCTGATGACGCATCAAAACAATTCCGCACTGAATGCGGAATTAAGAAAACCGGCATCAGTGCGGAATTAAAACAGCCTGAAATTGCAGACCGCGCCGGGGTAAGTTTGCGATCATTGCAGCAAGCTGCAGCGGTTGAGAAATCAGCCGCGCCAGAAGTGATTGATGCCGTGCGTGATGGTTCTATTGGGCTTGTCAAAGCCGCATCCATTGCCAAGCTGCCGCGCGAAGATCAAGCCGAAGCAATCAATCGGCCAATTGCCAAAGCGCCGCCACCGGCACCCGTGCCGGATGATGATGAATTCACCGAAACCGACGTTTTGCGCGATCAGGTGGAAGACTTGCAAGCCGCCCTTGCTCTGGCGAATCTTGGGCAGGTTGACCCGGCAGACAAAGACCAAGCGGCTGGATTGATTGCAGAACTTCGGGCGGAAATCAAGACGCTCAGGGCGTCACTGAAGGCCGTCACGACCTCACGCGATTCCTTGATGAACGAACTGGCGCAAGTGAAGCGGCAATGCATCAGCTTGACTACGAAG